GGTATCCACGCCCGTCATGAGCGATGTGGACACTGCCATACCAGCACGTTGGAAGCCTCAATACTCGCATCTGCGATTCCGGCAGGGCGATATGGGCAACGGCGCCCGGGAGATCCAGACTGCTTTGAATAAGCTTGGGTATGGCCTGTCTGTGGACGGCGATTTCGGACCGCTGACCGATGAAGCGGTCCGCAAATTCCAGGGCGCGCATAAGCTCGAAGTTGATGGCGTGGTTGGGGAGTACACCTGGGAAGCACTGATTGACGCGGTAAACGCCGCATAAGAGAGGACTATACGATATGGACACTGTGTTGGCTTCTGCAATTTCCGCGGTTGTGGTTGGCATTCTCGCTCTGATTGGGAATATGTACGCATCAAAGAAATCCTCGGAGCGAACGGAAGCCTTGGTGGTCTATCGTATAGGGCAGCTTGAGACGAAGGTGGACAAACATAACCAGGTCATTGTCAGAACATTCAAACTTGAGGAAGGCCAGGCCGTGATATGCGAGCAGATCAGAGTGATCAACCATCGCATCGAGGACCTGGAGAAAGGGTAATCTATGAAATCATTCAAGGAATTTTGGAAAAGGGTAAGCACAAAGCTCTGTGTGATCTTCTCTGTGGTTAACTGGAAAGACGTCTTGATCCGATCGATTAAGACGTTTTTTCAAGCAGCAATCGCGCTGATCGGTGCCTCGCTGGCAGACGGCAGCATATTCCAGAACACAGGCCAGGCAGTGTGGCTCTCAGCAATTGCCGGTGGTATAGCGGCCGTGTGGAATGGTGTGCTGTCGCCGGCTTTTAACACGCTGCATAACAAGGCAGACGATGAAATACAATAATGAGATACCCCGGCAGGCTGATGCTTGCCGGGGGTTCTTGATAATTCACTTGCTCATTATAAAATGTGATTGACCATTTAAGAATAAATTCTTATATGGTTATTTCTCTTGAGGCTGATAAATTCCAGTCTCTTTGTTTATGCCTTATGCTATTATGTTTTCCATATAGCAATCAAGAAATTCTTCTGTAACACCACGTAGCTTTCTTCGCTGGCATATTACAAAAAGCTCTTCTACTGCCGAATATGGGAAGTACTGAACATTTAGTTCTCTGAACATTGACTTATTTGCTTCCTGAACCACATGCTGTCTGTCATCATCAGGAGCCACTATCACATACCGGGTCTGTATAGGCGGTATCTTACTAAAAAAATTAAGCATTCGTGTAAGACCGCTGGTAACCCCAGTTGAGTGCTCGACTTCCATGACAGCAGGCATCAAGCGGCCGTTTTTAAACCAGATACAATCAATAAATAAGCCAGCGTTAACGGCACCAGCAAAAGGGCTTACCAGTGCTTCATTCTGAAGTGTTTTTACGATTCCTGTCTGTTCAATTAGTGGCTTGTCATTATAAATTATCCCTTTATCATTCTGAGCTATCCATGTTCTGTAGCCCAGCTGTAACCCTATAAGATACAAAGCTATCTGTATTTGGGTGTGCCGCCGCGCCACTTCAATGTCCATACCGCGAAGATCAAGGTCCTGCGGCAATAAAAGGTTATCGTAGACGACAGCGCTTGTTGGAATTTCACTGATTACTATATCTGTAGCCTTCTCAAGCAATACACCGTTCTGATGAGGCTCTGTGGGTAGCCAAATAATATGTTTATGACCATGTTCGACATGTGTATGTCCTGCGATATCCTCAACCCTCCCCGGATAGCAAAAGTAGAATTGAGGAGTATAAGCAATCAAGCTTTCTAGTACTGAACGGGTATTGTAGCTTGCAGCAAGAAGTCGGTCCACATTCAAAGGCTGCCCTTCAAATATTGCATTTGCGACTCGCCATATCATCTCGGTAGACATACTTTCAGTTTTCGAAGTATCCGGAGATTCACCTTTACTGGGATTCCATCGTTTTATAGTTATAGGCCCTTCGGGCAGCATCACATCGACAATTCTGATTAGTCCATGATTACTTGGATTGATGTAATTATAATCACGGCCTTTAGGCAGCTGATTAATGGCTGAAACGAGATTGTACCCTGTTACTTTTTGCATATATTTTCCTCCAAATATACGCGGATCGTTTTTGCAATTCCGTCAGCCATGAGAAATGGGACCCCATTGCCTATTGTTTTGAACATATTCGATAGGCTCATGTCCTGTGGCAGCTCGAATTCTCTTGGCAATGACTGGATTGCCATTGCTTCAGCAGCGGATATACGCCTTTTCTCACAAGGGTGTAGGTGAACCTCGTTATTGCCATAAGCTGCTGTTGGCGAATACCGATATCTGTGCAATCGTTTATATGACTTTCGGCTTACGTCACCTTCAGATACGGTTGACATCTTCTCAATACCGCTTCTAGGTTTGAAGTGTGCTTTGGCATTGGGATGGTTTTTGACATCGTTCCTGGAAAACCAGTACTGAACGGTCAGTGGTTTCATACTTTCGCTGATGATGGAGGTGGCTTTCTCACCGAATGCAGTTGTACTGCACCACGGGTAATTCTTCACCTCGGCAGAGTTGTATCTCCTATAACGCTCCCAGGGGAATGACGTTAGCTCATCAGAATTCATATCGGCATGACACAGAATTGTTTTTTTTACTCCAAACAGTAAAACTCTTTCCCTGTCCTGAGGAACGCCAAATTCTAGAGCATTGCACAGCCGTTCACTTGTGGAATAGCCTGCCTGGTGCAAACTTTGTTTTAAAGACTCATAAAACTCCCTGTGCCTTGCGGTGCTCCATAGACCTTTTACATTCTCAAACAGAAAGAAATCCGGTTGTATATCAATAATGAGATTCACATATGCAAGCGAAAGCTTTCCGTTATCGCCTTCAGCCCCTTTATTTTTTCCCGCTACCGAAAAGTCCGGGCAAGGAGGACCACCAATAAAACCAACTAATTTTCTGTTCTTTTTCGAAGTGTCTACAAGAGTCTGGAGTTCTTCTTTTTTGCCATTCAAAAAATCATTGCCTTATCAAGAACGGATATCCGCCGCAGTACAGCCCGGAGGTGTTCAATAAGGTAATGGAACAAGTCGAAAACTTTGAAGAAAATAACTGAATACAGGACGCATAAGAGGAATGTTGAACGTGATTGTGAACAAATCAGTCAGTAGCAGGACATGGGATGGCGTTTGATTGTACTATGGGAGTGTGAGATCTCAACGAAGGAAAAGCAAGAAACGCGGTTACAGTCGCTCCTGGATGAGATAAAAAGCCATCGAAATATAGGAGGCGGTGCTTATGGCCACAGGCCGTTCATTCGCAGAATATGTAAAAAAAGCCAACCTCGTCGTGACCGATCCCCCTTACAACATAGCATACGAAAGCGCGGATGGAAAAACCATTCAAAATGACAATATGTCGGACAGCAAATTCTATGAGTTTCTGCTGTCGGCGTTTCGGAACATGGCGGCGCATATGGCTGAAGGCAGTTCTGTGTACGTCTTTCACGCGGATACCGAGGGGCTCAACTTCCGGCGTGCGTTTCAGGAGGCAGGCTTCCATATCAGCGGTGTGTGCATTTGGGTAAAGAACGCGCTAGTGCTGGGCCGCTCACCCTACCAGTGGCAGCATGAGCCGATATTGTTCGGCTGGCTGCCCAACGGCAAGCATAAATGGTTCTCAGACCGAAAACAGTCCACTATCTGGAACTTCGACAAGCCCAAGCGCAGCGCGGAGCATCCGACCATGAAGCCCGTGCCGCTGCTGGCATATCCCACTAAAAACAGCTCCGCCCCCAACGGCATCGTGCTGGACACCTTTGGCGGCAGCGGATCGACGCTGATCGCCTGTGAGCAGACGGACCGCATTTGCCGGATGATCGAGCTGGATCCCAAGTACGCCAGCGTCATCGTGCAGCGGTTCCACACCGATTATCCGGACGCGCCTGTCAGCGTGCTCCGCGGAGGGGAGGTGCAATCCTATGAGGAGATAGTGAAGTAACAGCAGAAAGGAGGTGTAGCCGTTGGCCACGCGCGGCAGAAAACCAAAGCCCACCGCAATCAAAATGCTGGAGGGAAATCCGGGCAAACGTCCGCTCAACGTAAAAGAGCCCACCCCGCCCAAGGGGAATATGAAGTGCCCGGTCTGGCTTCTGCCCGAAGCGAAAAGAGAGTGGAAACGGCTGGCCTCCCCGCTGGAAGCGATGGGTGTGTTGACCATGGTCGACCTGACGGCCTTTGCCGGCTATTGCCAGGCATATGCCCGCTGGCGGGAAGCCGAGGAATTCATTACCCAGCATGGATCCATCTTCAAAACCCCTTCTGGGTATGTGCAGCAGGTGCCGCAGGTATCCATTGCGCAGCAGAACCTGAAAATCATGCAGTCCTTCTGTACGGAGTTTGGCCTGACGCCCGCAACCCGCGCACGCATCATCGCGGCCGGCGGCAAGGATGACGGGATGGCAGAAGATCCGATGGAACAGCTGCTGAAGGGAGGCTGGCAGCATGGCATTCAGTGAAGAAAAGGCAAACCGTGTCATTGGCTTTATCGAATGCCTGCGGCACACCAAGGGCGAGTTTCATGGGAAGCCGTTTCTGTTACTGCCCTGGCAGAAGAAAATCGTCACGGATGTGTTCGGGACCATCCGGGAAGAGGACCTCAGCACCCGGCAATATTCCAGCGCCTATATCGAGATCCCCAAGAAAAACGGAAAAAGCGAGCTGGGCGCGGCGCTGGCGCTCAATATGCTGGTCAATGACGATGAATGGAAGGCTGAGATGTAT